TAGACGGATATAGGATATTTCACTTTGAATAGGATTTCTAGCTTTTAGAGGATGTCAATTAAAAGAAAAAGGGGGAGCAGGTTATTCACCCACTCCCCCTTCTTCGGAGGAAACAACCAACAACAATCTTTAGCTAGCGGAGTAGTTGGTGGTGATACGAACGGCGGCGTTCGGGTCAATCACAACTTCGTCCGTGTTCATACGAACCCGGAGCACTTGGCTACGGCGAGCTTCGTCACGATAGCTTTCGGAGACGAAACCACCAGCCGAGTCACCCGACCAGACCAAGGTGCGTCCGATTCCACCAGCGGTGAACTCACCACCAGACACTTGACCAACGATGATCTTGGTGTCCGGAACGATGAACGAACCAGAGTAGGTCTTGTTCTTGCCAGCGGTATTATAAGCCGCACGGCCAACGAGGAGATTCTGAACTCCAAGAGCCGCCGCAATTTCAGCTTCGCTCAACAACCTAGCACCAGTATTCGAGATAACTCCGAAGAACTGATTCTGGAGGAGGGTAGAGCGTCTGATTAACTCAAACACATTGGCAGACATCGCAACGCAGTTCGCCTCATAACCATATTGGGCAAGGGCCAACTTTGCCGCCGCCACATCACGAGCCGCATCAACTGTGGCGATGAGGGTGTTTGTGTAGGCAACTGCACGAGTTTGATCGGCGATGGTGAAGGGAGTCGAGCTAGCCCAGAGAAGATCGGATACCCGCTTCTCGTGGGAGAGCTTCAACTGACGGAGCAAGAACTTCGCAGTTTCGCTCTCGTAGGCGAAGAAGCGATTTAAGTCCTTGGCCGCATCATCCGGAATTAATTCTTCCAGCCCCACCTCGTTCGTTACGAAGTTTGCCGAGCTGAAGGAACGAATTCCCCTGCTGTAGCTAGAGCCACTTTCACGAGCCAGAGCATTGTTGGTCAAGAGTTCCCCACCAGCTAGCTGAACTTTGAGATATGTTCCAGCCTTTGCATCTACATTCTGCAAGGGGAGGAGTTGCGAACCGATCAAACCGATGTCGGCTTGAGGAGCTTCGATCAACGCTTGGCTGATGTCTGCCCGAATAGTTGTGCCGCCGTTTACATATGCCATATATTTTAGTCTTTCTTTTTTAGGTTAAATTACTGGGTTAAAGGAACTGCAACCTCAATGACTGCATCAGCAAGAGCAGTTTCGAGAGCAACTCCAACAACGCCGACATTGGCCGCCGCTGTGGTCACAAGGCCAGAACCAGTCGTAGCAACAAGGTTGCCAGCGGTGATTCCGTACTCGGAAGTTGCGAAGAAAGTTGGGTAGAACAGCTTAACTGCTCCGTTGTCTCCAGCCGCTACATCGCTAATGGTAGAACCAACGCAACGAGCAGAACCGGAAACAGCCGCACGAGCCGTGCCATCCGTATGAACCTCAACGAATCGGTAAGCCGAGATCGCTGAAGCAAAGTTAAAGGTGCGAACTGCACCACCGTCAATATTTGTAGCCATTTTATTTAATCTTTCTTTTTAGAGTTTGGTAATACCACGAGACAGAGCCTCGGTGTATTCGGTTGGGTTAGATAGCATCACGGCTTTCATTGCCTTGAGCTTGCTTGTTCCGTAGTCGCTATGGGCGGCCACGAGAGCTTCAAAAGTTTTTGGTTCTTCCTTTTTCTGGGAAGGAACTTCGATTGAAGGGGAAGCGGGGATGGGCTTAATGCCAAACTCGGTGAGAACTTTTTTCACAACTTCGCTCATCTCTTCCTTTTTATCTTCGGAGGGTTCAACCTCGACGGAGATTTCGGGGGCGGGAGTCTCGGAGGGCTTCTCGGAGGCCATCTCCTCTTTTTTTACTTCTTCTTTGGGTTTCATCGAATCTTCAATGGCCGCCAAGCGAACCTTGATGTCCTCGATATCTTTCATATAATTGTTTTCCATATTTGTTTTGTCCTTTTTGTCAAGTGGAGCTTCCTCCACGGCTTCTTTGGCTACGGCTGGAATGGTCTTGCCTCCCTGCACATAACCGAGTTTTTCCATAAACTTCACCATCTCCTCGAATAATCCATTCGTGGCGGCTGGGCTGGAAACTAAATCAGCAGAGGCGATGCTCTGGGGGCGAATGTAATCCTTGCCGTTGATGGTCTCGGACTCATTCACAAAGGCTAGAGAAACCCCAAACTGGTCGGGGGCTTCGGATGCCATTTCTTTAATCAATCCGTAGTGGGGCGAGTTGCGGAGCAATCGGAGGTCTGCAACAAGTCTATCCCCTTCAATGCGGGGGTTTCTGGCAAAGCCGACTACTGCATCCAATCCGCTTCCGTGGTTCATCTTAACCTTCACGCCATTCTTTGCCTTACCCATAAGTTTGAGGGCAGTCTCTAGGCTTGTTTTATCCACGAAAAGGTCGTGTCCTTTAGCCTCTCCCACCTCCAAAATTGAAACTCCACCTAGCTCCATTTCCTCCATCTCCTCGTCCCGATAGGTCGAATAGGCAACCGCCGCTCTTTGCGTTTCGTCTGGAAACTTGGATATTGCTTCTTCGTCACCCATAAAGCGGGAAACAAAGTCTTGTTCGGATTCGTCAGCGGAAGGAATGGGTAGGGGCATAAGGCTTTCTATATGTCAAAAGCACTTAATAAACTAGGTTTTCGTCCATAGAAGGCTCGATGACTTCTGTAATTTTCGCACCCATTTTAGCCAATTCTTGTGCTAGATTGCCCCCCAGAGAGCCATCTGCGGGACTGTATGATGCCAATAGGTCAGAATATATGGATTCTATTAGCTCTAAAATAATCTTGTTTTTTGTATCTATTGAAATTCTGCCATCATCAATAGTTATTGAGATGTTTTCGCCCAGCAAGGAAGCTGTAATTTTAATCATATTGTGCCTTATTTAAGACCTCTTGTTTTCTTCAGTAGTCTACCAGTTGCAATCCCAGACACAAGATCAAACCACTCTGGGTCAGTTTGAGCAAACTTAACTGGGTTGTGATGCAATAATTCTAGCCCCATCGAATAAACCTCCGTGGCCGCCAAAGACTTTGAGCTTGCCCCAACGGTTGTCTCTCGATATACCTTTCCAGCATAATAGGCGGCTTTTTTTGACTCTCTTTCTGGAAATACAGCCTTAAAAGATTTTTCAAAATCGTCTGGCGATCCTTGCTCGCTCTTTCCAAACCCATACCCCCTAAAAACCTTTTGAAATTTCTCAACCTTTGCTCCGCTTGTTCTTTTTTTAAGAAAGTCGGAACACAAGTCGTGTGCCTCTGGGCTTCCATTTTCAACTTGATGTCCATATTCGTGAAGTATTGTCTTTAGGCTTGTATTTTTATTTATTACTATTCCATTTAATGCCCCAACTCTAGTCCCATCAATAAATTCTATTGTTTGTCCATCTGAATATTCTCTGCTTGTTCCTGAATATTTTATTGGTTTTGAAAGCGATTCGGAGTGTATGTTGGGATTAAAGATTGATCTTAAAACATCTTGTCCTTTTTCTCTTGTTTTTGTTGCAAGATCGCCCTTGCTTTCTCTTATTGATCTTTTGTCTGTTGCTATTGCCGCTTGTTGTTTTTGTTTTAATTCTTCTGTGGCCTTGCTTAATTGTTCTGGGGTAAATCCGTCTTGTTTGTTTATATCTAGCATATCCTTGCGAATGGCGTTAAGCCCAATTTCCCTAACCTTTTGCCTTGCCTCTTGCATAAGTTTTTCTGGCTTTTGCAATTCCTCTTTCAATGCTTGTCTTTTATTAAACTCTTCCTCTAGCTGTGACTTGGCCTCGGCATAACTTTTAGCATCTACACCGGGCTTGTCTCGTGTTTCAACTAGCTTTGAAATTTTAAGTTGAGTTTCCTTTATATTTTGTTGTATTTCTTGGTATTTGCTTTCTGCGGATGCTAATTCTTTCTGTGCATTTGCTGTTTCTTTAATTATATTTTCTCTAATCGAATCAAATTCTTTTTGATTTTCCTTAATAACTGGGTCTAGCGATGCTCTCTCTTTGCTGTCGTATGCCTTGGTCGCATTTGGGAATTTAGATTTTGTGGCTGGCTTTTCTTCTGTTGGCTTTTTTGTTCCAGAGGGCGGTGGGGGTGGGGGTGGAGGAAGGGGCTTTGGTGGTAGCGGTTTTGGGGGAAGAGGCTTTGGGGGCAGGGGCTTCTTGCCTCCCCTATCTTGTGGTGTTGGCCTTTTGTAGCCCTTCGGAAACTTTCCACCGGGTCTAGTTGGCGTGTAGCCTCCCTTGAGTGGGGGTCTGCCATAGCCTACCGCACATTTATTATCTGGCCCGAAAGTACCGCCATCATCTTGCCCGCAATCTCTGCCAGCAACAAACTCGGTTTTACCAGCTCCACAATCGGATTTTTCCTCTAACAAATCGCCGTCTGCCTTGCGGTAGCTTTCTTTAACCTCACTCCCACCAGCCATCTTGAGAAACTTGTTCACCCTTGCCATCGCCCAAGCGTTGCGTGAGTTGGGTCTGCCCCCAGTAATCGTTGGCCTAAAGCTAGTCGAGAACGCACCCGCCCCCCTGCGAAACACTTTCTTCAATGCTCCAAGGGTGGGGGCTTTCCTTGAGGGGTGCTTGTCCTTGAACTCGGCAATCTTGTTTTTCAATGCTTCCTCGTTCTCGGCTGAAATCTCAATATCACCAGCTTTGCTTCTAGTGGATGCCGTGCCTTCGGGGTTCTCCTTTGAGCCTTTGATTCGTTCCTTGGGAGGGGCTGGGGTTTGGCTTATTGGTCGGGCTAGTTCTTCCTTCTTGTCCGTAATCGGCCCGCCAACAATCCAAGCATCACAAGTCCTTTTGGCCGCACACTTAAAATCAAATATCTCGCAGTAACCAAGATCGCCACCAATAGCCACTTCGTTTGCGTCCTCTCCGATGCCCTTCTTAATGCACCCAAGAACCTTGCTCCTCTGGTCGAAGGCCGCACAATTACCACAAAGCATCTTTTTGGCCGTGGCTACATCGCCTTGGAACTCGTCTGCCTTGGCTTTCCAGTAGTCCTCGTTGGGTTCGTTAGGATTGGCTGGGCCGTAGTTCGCATCGTCCACGGCTGTCTGCCTATTAGCTAGGTTGGTTTTGATGTCTTGAGTTGCGATTGGGCAAGAGGCTGGTTCGGCTAGTTCCTTCTTGTCCCTAGATTCCATCTGTCCAACTACTTTCCTAGCCCAAGCATAGCCAGCATCGCCACCCCAGCCATTCCACGCTTGCCAGCCCTTGCCTTGTTCGTCCCAAGTTGCACCCTTCTTATCCACTTCGTGCCTATCGAAAAAGGCTTTCATTCGTCTGGCGGTGTCTGGTGATAGCTTTACGCCATTCATCAAATCCCTAGCCCTAGCGATGCCTACTGGGGTCATTCCCCTTTGGCTGGCTGGTTTGCCTTCCCGCACATCCAAGGCTCTTTTAGCGGCATCCCTAGCTCCTTGCGGTGGGGTAAAATCAATCCCATCGTATTTTGCCAATTCAATCCCGCCCATCATCCCCTCAATCAGCATCTTAATAGATGAGGGGTCTAGGCTTTCCAGAATCTCTAAATTACTTTTTTTTTGTGAGGTTGCCGTGGGGGCGGTCTGGGGCGTAGTAGGTTCTGGGGCTTGGGGTGTTGAGCCTCCCGAAGTATCCCCGCCTTGGTCTTTCCCAATCTGCTGTTTCTCTTCCTTGGTGGTTGGAATGGTTGTTCCAACATTGACCCCAGCGATGATTGCCCTTGCTTGGTCTGGGCTGATGGTCGGGAAGGCGGCGGTGATGATAGATACTGCACCCTCCTTGGAAACCGCACCCATAGCCACGGCATTGATAACATTGATAAGCGAAGCGACTTGTGCCCCATTGAGTGAAGCACCGCCAAGCATATCCATATCGCCCTCTTGCCCTTGGGGTTGATCGGTTGGCCTCTGTGCTGTCTGAACTTGAGTCTCTCGTTGTAAGCCTTGCATAGCAATATCGGAAATTGTATCTGCCGAAACTTCGTATTCCCCAGCCAAATCCTTAACCAGCTTCGCTTCAATAGCCCTCTGCCTCATAGCACTTTCAAAATCTTGGCCTCGCTCGGCGTAAATATCGGCGGCGGTGCGGAGGCCAGTCTTGAACTCGGAGATAGCGGAAGCGGATTCTCTACCTAAATCAATAGAGACATTAGCCCCAAAATTAAAGATTCCCCTAGTCGTTCTGCTTCCAACATTCTTCTCAATCAATCCCCTTGCAACTCCATCAGCAATAACGATGTTCTTAATCGGTCGCAGAACTTTATCATCTAGTAGCTTCTGGTATCTTCGGAAGGTTCGCCCTGCTTGTTGCATCTCAAGGCGGGCTGTCGGGCCAGACATAGCGGAAGGGTCTACGGCGAAGCTGTAGGGGATGCCAAGGCCAAGGCAAATGTTCCTCAATAGAATCTTATGGAACTCGGCGAACGCTCCACTTGGTCGGCTCGGCCCATCTGGGAACACGATGTCCTCACCCGGTTCTAGGTAGGAGATTTTGCCCGACTCAATCGCCTCTAGCTTAATCGTGTTACCATTCAAATCTTCATCGTTTGTCAGCGAGGAGAGATCGGAGGCATTGTTGTTATTCCTCTTCACAATGCCAGCTTGCGAGCTTGCGTTCTTTGCGGCCATCTTCTCGAAGTTGATAATGTCGTAGATGTCTGTGCAATCATTGATGGCTGTATGGAAGGCAGAGATTCCTCGGTACTGGTCAATGCGGAGTGGGTCGAACAAGTGGAATGCTTGGCTTGATGGGATGGTTGTCTGGTAGGTGTAAAAATCCCCGATGCTTCGGTTGTAAATATCGTAGGCACTTGGGGCACCAGTATCCCTATCAATATGGATTCCACCAATCAAATCTAGGCTTGTATAAACTTTGAATGGGTCTCCCAATCTATCTGCCTCAATGCCTTGAATCTTTAGGTTGCCATCCTTGTCTCGAACCAAAACGAAAAGGAAGTCACCATCCCGCAACATACTCATCATTGCGACCTGCATAAGCGTTGAGCCAGTATGCCTTGTGGTTAAGTCGCACTTGTCCCACCATTCTGCCCAATATGCCTCGACCTCGGTATTGACTTCGGGGTTCTCGGTTCGGGCTTGGTAGGAGATGTTTGCGGCGGTGTGGCTTGCGAACTTCATTAGGATAGAGCGA